TCAGTCCTCCTGCCATCTCCAGGATGGCCAATAATATCCCTGACCGAAGCGCGCGCCAGCATGAAGCGCGCAAGTACGGTCCCGTTCTGTTTCAATGCCTTCAATAAGCACATTCGCAGCGATTTTTGAACAAAGGGTGACCAGCTGTGTCAGCGCCTGCGTTTCACGTAAACGCCAGAAAGCGATCTTATCGATTTTTATTCCGCTTAATGGCAGGCGGCAGGATAAAAATGCTTGTCCTGACGCTTCATCAATATCATCCAGCCAGATCCGGTGTCCTCGCGCGGTCAACTGCTGAAGCGCACAACTCACCCTCAGACGCGCCGGGTCTGAGAGTGTAAAGAACGAGGCAGGCTCCACGAGTTCAATGTTCAGCGGTGGGCTGTTAAGTTGCAGTAAACGCTGAAACATTTCCGGTATGGTCAGAACGGTTATCGGCAAATTTATGAAAAGGTTGTCACAGGGGAAGGGGTTTTTTAACGCGGCGATCTGTGCTTCCAGCAGCATAAGCGCCCGGGCGGCGGACCAGTCCTGGAAAAAGCTTTCGTTTTGCTGATGCGGCGACAGCACACTGAGCACTTCGGCCCCCACCGTGCGCGAAGATGAGAGGGCGACAATGGGTTCAAGCTTAATGCCTGTAATATCGTGTGAGATGTGCTGCACGCACGAGGGAAAACCTGTCTGGTCTGGCGCTGTCACTCCGTCGTCCTGTTCACTTCCAGCCTCCAGGCGGCCGGGTTACCGCAGGACAGTGTGAAGGTGAAGTAAACAGGAAAACAGCAGGCGTTACTTAAAAGCGGCTAAGCCTTTTCGCAGCCCGTAAAAGAGGGATAAATGTTGAAAAAACAGCCGTATTTACAATCAGCTAGTCATTATCGCCAGAGAAGGCGGAAAAGGCATTGACTCACTACGCATTGACCGTATAATTCCAGGCGTTTCACCACCGCGAAGTACACTCTTCTCCGTGCGCCCTTAGCTCAGTTGGATAGAGCAACGGCCTTCTAAGCCGTAGGTCGTAGGTTCGAATCCTACAGGGCGTGCCATTTAAAAACAGGCGCTTACGCCAGTTTCAAGCCAGCCTGATTTTCTCCTTGTGTCGTATTTGTGTCATGGTTGCCAAAAATGGCATCAATTTTTCGTGCGTGTTCGCTTAAATGGTTCGGTGCCAGGTGAGCGTATCGACGGACCATTTCGATGGACTCCCAGCCGCCCATTTCTTGCAGAACGGACAACGGCACGCCGGACTGAATTAACCAGCTCGCCCAGGTATGCCGGAGGTCATGAAAACGGAAGTCTTCTATACCTGCTCTTTCCAGTCCAATGCGCCAGGCTACATTGTCATCCACTCGCATTTTGCGGACAGCCGGAGTGACGGTTTTATCCGGGCGCGTTGATGGCTTCGTGTGAACGAATACCCACCTGGAACTTTTCCCGATCTGATCCCTTAACACCCTGCATGCGGTATCATTCAGAGCTACGCCGATAGCCTTGCCCGCCTTCGCGTTCTCCGGATTTACCCATGCAACCTTTCTCTGCATATCGACCTGCTGCCACTCCAGATCAATGATGTTGGAGCGGCGCAGGCCGGTTGCCAGTGCAAATATCACCACCGGCTTTATCGACTCCGGCATGCAGGCAATTAACCGTTCTGCCTCGTCCCTGGTCAGCCATCGGATGCGTTTGCTGATCGGCTTTTTGGTTTTTATAACCGGGGCCGTTTTAATCCAGCCCCAGTCATTAGCCGCAGCCTTGAACAGAGATCGCATGAACGAAAGGTGCTGGCTCTTTGTGGCCTGACTTACCGGTTTCTCAACATACGGAGGCGGTTCCTTCCCCCGGCGTATAGCCGCGTCCCTGCGCGACTCCCAGACCTGAATATGCTTACGATTGACCATCTTCGAAACAGCCTCATGAACCTGATCAGCTGTGATGGTTGAAATATCCCGGCCGGAGAAATGCCGCAGGAAATATTCGATTTTGGTCTTATCGTCATCGAGTGACCTCTTATGCTCCTTCTCGCGGATCCACCTGATGCAACACTCCTCAAACGTCCTCGTCGGTAGTTCCCCAATTTTATCAACCCGCCACGCTTCAGCCTTCAGCTTGTCGTGCAGCTCCTGCGCTTGTTTCTTGTCCCCCGTACCAAGAGATCGTCTAATTCTTTTCCCTGACGGCGTAACGAAATGACAGTGCCAGATGCCGCCTCTGAGGGTGATGGACATAAAATTTCTCCTTTATGTTCACCCGCGCTCGCGGAAACAGGATCGCGCGGGTCATGTAAATACGCAATACAGGCAACGTCGGTTGTGCGGTATTTGTTCCCGATCTTCTTCCCGGCTAGTTGGCCGGAGTCGATAAGACGGTAGACAGTTCTCGGTGAGGTGATTAGTAGCTCGGCCGCCTGTCTGGCTGTCAGTGTTTTTGCCTCAACCATGCATTTCCTCCAGGCAAAAAAGAACCCGGCGCGGTGCCGGGCAAAAGGGATAACGGAGCAGTGCTTTAGCACCCAATAGCCAGCTCATAACTGGCTATCAGTTGCGTTAGTCATCTTCATCTTCTTCCCAGTCCTCGTCGTAATAAGGAGAGGCCAGAAGAGGGTTGGTCGCGGAAAGAAGCTCAGCTGCTGCACCTTGGCGCTGAAGTCGGCGAAGTGCCTCGTATAGCTCGAAAGCTTCAGTGCGCTCGTCACCAACATCGAGGGCACACGCTACTTTGTGCGCTTCTGATACAAGATCGGCTAACTTGTCGTGTACGTCTTGCAAGGAATGCATGTCACTTACCTCTCTGCTTCATAATCAGCTCTAAGTCTGTCTGACATTCCGCACATGTCTGGCAGCCGGGAACGGCAGCGCGCCGCGGCGCTGGGATAACCTCTCCGCATTCACTACAATGTTCAGCTGATACGGCGTTGCGGTTGATGCGGTGTGCTGCGATCGCCATGTCGATGCGCTGCTGCGCTAGTTCGTTGGCCTGATCGATGATTTCTGCTGTCATGCTGTGCCACCTTCATTCTTCTCAGCTTCGACCGCCATCTGCTCAAGCTTTCGTGAAAGCTCGGCAGATAGGGATTTGAACTCTTCATCTGTCGCTACTGGTATCGGCACAAAACGAATACCGATTTGAGCGAGGCCATGAGCCGCCTCAAGGCACTTCCTTAACTCAACGGGGGAGGCTCTGTTCATGCGGCGCGCTCCGCCATTATTTCGGCCTTCTGCTCGTCGGTGAGCATGTCGTCTGAGATGATCGCCACACGGTTGCTGGCGCTCCATGATACTGGAGCACTTTCCTTAAGAGCCTTATTCAGAGCTTCGGCAGCATCGCGCACAGCTTGCGGCAAACAATAGTAATCTTCGCCATCAGGCATTATCTCTTCGCAGTGCTGTTCCAGGTCGAACTCGGGCGGGTAATTAGGTTCGCAGATCATTAACTGCAACTCGCTCGGCAGCAGTGAGTGCTCATAGCAATAGTCGGTCAGCGATTCAACGTCGAAAAAGTACTGGTCACTGTCGAAGATAACGAGCGGCTCTCCGGACCATACCGCGCGCTCATATGTGGCGAACTTAGCCTGGCGGCTTTCGCGGTGGCATTCTTCGCAATAGCCATGAGTGCTATGAATAGAGTGTTCGTCAGGTTTGTTTTTGCACTTGCGATGAGTGGCGCCGCACCAACGCGCCTGGTGCTCGTCACTGCCCCAGAAACGACCGTGGCGGTCTACCCAACCAGTTACAGTCTGGATGCTGGCCGCTTCATCGCTGTCCATCATCACGATTTTTTCAGTTTTCATATTCATTGTTCCGCTCCAAACCGCCCGTTAAGGCGGCCAGTTTTGACGACGAACTCCAGGAGGCTAACTCCCAGAGCTTCAATTTTCTTGTGATGCTTGTTGATGATGGGAGGAACAGTTTCGTTCCAGTTAGGTTTTGGCTTCTTGCGCATGGCCTGCTGGATTTCCTCGGTGCAGCGACGGCAGGCGGCACGGATGGCATTTTCATTTGCTGGTTTCATAACCCCTCCATATAAGCCCGGACGAATTCTGCCGCAGCCTGCGCGTTTATGGCGTTGCCGTAGCCTTTGAGTCGGCCTGTGCGGTTGCTGCTTGCCACTCTTGCCACCCCGGACTCGACTCGTCCCAGGCGCGCGGCAGCCCCATCAACCAGCGGGAATGTGCCGGGTTCAACTGGACGCCATTTGCCATCTCGACATAAGAGCCAGTCCGCATCTCGCCAAAAACCGTTAACCTCAAGGGGCCGCATGTGTACGCCTGGCGCGGCAACTGGTCCAGTCGCTCCTTCCCGTCCCGCAGAGCTGTCATCCCTGACGAGTCCTTCCAGTCGCGGGACGTTGGTGTTACCCAACCGGTTAATGCTGCTGCCATGGAGAACGGCATCCCGCCCTGAGCATATCGTTTCTCCCTCATCGCAGATTCGGTGGTTGGAGTAGGCCATCCCGTTAAGGTGACTGCCGTCTGAATGTTCATCCCACCCATTCGCCGGGACGTCCCTGCGCCGGTCGTCGATCTGGCTGTGGGCGTGGGCCACCCAGTAGGCCCGCTCTCGGATGTGCGGAGCACCGATGCCCGCTGCCGCAAACGGCACAAGCCCGAAGGCGTATCCCATTCCTTCCAGGTCAGCTTGTACAAGGTCGAACCATGTGTTTGCGTTACCGCTTGCAACCTGTTCGCCAAAGACATGCTGAGGTCTGCGCTCGCTGATGAGGTGGAAGAAGTGGGGCCAAAGGTGCCGCTCGTCAGCAAACCCATCTCCTTTGCCTGCCGCGCTGAAAGGCTGACACGGGCAGGAACCGGTCCAGACTGGTTTATCGTCAGGCCATCCGGCGAGGCGCAGGGAATGAGACCAGACGCCAATTCCGGCAAAGAAGTGGCACTGCGTGAAGCCTCGCAGGTCGTCAGGTGTGACATCTTCAATACTCCTTTCATCAACTTCGCCCGGGGCAATATGACCGCCGGCGATCAGGTTACGCAGCCACTGCGCAGCGAACGGGTCGATTTCGTTGTAATAAGCTACTGGCGTCATGCGGCCTCCGTCTTAACAACATCGATGGCGCAGCCGGGTAGCAATTCAACCGCGGCGGTGGCGCACTGATTTCCCCAGTGATCCCAGCCCGGTGCCGCGCTGCGGCTAAACAGCTCAATGCGCGGCACATCGCCGTAAAGCAGCTCAAGCCGGTGCCGAACTTCCCACGGCTTTTCGCTGTGCGCGCCGAGCGGGCTGTATACCACCTGCTTAATCCCTGCGTGCTTTCGTTCCAGCCCGGCGCCGCGGGTGGCAATCAACAGGTCTTCTGTATTGGCCCGGGTGTGATTGCCGCCGTTCATGCGCGTCTCGGCGTTAAGCAGATCGAGGAAGTCGTAAAAGTCGGTGACTTCACCCTCGGCCAGCGCCTTGTTGATGCGCAACTCGGCGTTCTGATTCATCTTCACCCAGGTAAAGCCCTTCATCGTGCGAACGGTAAAACCCCAGGCCTCGGCCAGTTCGATAGCCTCCTGGTTATGCGTGCCGGTGTACCACATCGCCAGCACTGCATTTTCGGCGGCGAGTTCCCACACCGGGAGGCGTTTGATGTCGATGAGCTTCATGGTGGAGTAGTGATCGGCAGCGGCTCCGTTGCTGATGGTGTTGCCGTAAGACCATGGCGGATCGACATACAGAAGTGAGTATTTCGCTGTCATGCCGCCTCCTGCCTTTCCCGAAATTCCTCAGCGAGCCGCTGCGCTTTTAATGGATTGCTGACCACTTCACCCCATGGCATTAGCCAGCCGTTACCAATGAAGGGAATGCACAGAGTGCCAACCCTGATGTCGTCGTGAGCGTGAGTCATAGGATGGACTCCATTTCGTCGATGTACAGGCCCTGAGCAATCAGGCGGCTACGGCGGGCGGCACGTTCAATGCACTCCTGCCGTCTGCCTTCCTGCGATTGCTCTATGGCGCGCCGGGTGAACAGCCGCGATTTACCCTGTGGCGTTACAACCTTCGGCTTCGTCACGAGGTCGAATGTCCGGTCGCAGATACCGTCCTCGTTGAGCCATTTTTTTGACTCAACGATCTGCGCTATCTGCCCGGTGCCGCGAGTGATGCCGTTGGCAACCCGGTTAAACTCGATGAGCGTTACGCCAAACTTCTCGGCGATTTCGCTGCCGGTGATCGGGCGGCCGCGCGTCTGAATCATCCAGATAACGCGTTCACGGAGGCCAGAGAATTGCCCGGTTCGCCCGGGCCTGCGGTAAAAGGGTGTGCGTTTCATGCTGCACGCTCTGTGATTTTCTGAATTTCAGATTCCAGATCTGCAAGGAAGCTCTTAACCTCAGACTCGATTTCGCGCGCCAGCTCTTCATCGAAATGAATGCGCTTCTTGAAATAGGCGAGGTCAGGCGGCAGGCGATCATCGAAACTAACGAAATCACACCATTTCCGCCCGGTGCACATCATCTGCGCATGCATTTGCAGCATGTACTGGCGCTTTGGCTCGCCAGTTTTCAGCGTTTCAAGATGGGTCCAGGTGTTGGGGCATTTGATTTCGATAAGCCCGTCGTCGTTAACAAGTCCGTCCGGGCTTGCTGCGAATCCGGGTATGGTTGGGTGATCGATGAGTCCAACTTCAGTGATTTCCGCATCGAACTCATTCAGCGCGTACATTTCGCGCGCCACTGGCTCAAGTTCAGTGCCGCGCAACATCGCAGCATTCGAAAAACCTTCCTCCAGCTTCCCGGTCAGTCGTTGGCAAATCAGCTCGGCCATGTAGTTCTGGCGGCTGGTGGAGTAGCCCGACTTAGTCCGGGCCATGACATCAGCCAGGCGACTGGCAGTGACCTTGCCGCAGCGCGCAGCAAACCATTCAGGGGTGCGTTGCTCCATCATTCAGCCTCCGCATCTGCGACATTGACAGGTTCGGCGTTGTCGACGGAAAGACTCATGTCATACATGCGTCGCTTCTCAACTGCGCCGATCACCTGCTTCTCTTCAGCGCTCAGCGCCACCCAGAACTCCTGATACTTAACGGTTCCAAGGCGCGCGGCTGACTCACCTTTTGCGATCAGATCCGGGCGACGGCTATCTGATTCATGGCCCGCATGAACCTCTGCCGTTGTTCCTTCAATAACTCGTTCGGCCTCGTCCTGGTCGAAGATGCCAGCGAAACCAAAGGCCAGGCGTGCGCACTGGATCAACGTCTTGTGGCGAAGCATGCGGGTAGGGTGGGACTGCCAGGGTTGAGTATTGCGTTTACACTCTCCCATGTACTCGGTGACGATGGTCGGGTGCTTACGGTCTTTGCGGTATATCTTGCAGGTGCACGCGCCTTCCTCTTTGTCGTAAGAGAACTCCATTCCGTCAAACTGAGGGTGTTCGTTGATAATGCGAGCCCATCCATCAACGCCGACGACCGGGACAATCCCGCCTTTATCTGGGAATGCGTAAATCTCTTTCGTCCATGGGTTCAGGCCGTACTGGTTGGCGACGATCAACAGGGCTGTAAACTGCTCGTCCGTGACGTTGCCACCTTTGAACGCTGTATTCTTCAGCGTATTCATCAGGTCTGTACCGGCATCCATGCCGAGGCGTGCGGCCAGTTTCCCGGCCATGGTGGAAAGTGCAGTACTCATTGTTAAATCCCTCAAAAATTAAAACGGGCAGCCGGTACGGTGTTCCCAGTCGTATTCCGCCTGGGCGTAAGCAACTGCCGAAATGAAATCGTTGTAGGCCTCGCCAGATTTATCGCTGCGAAGTCCTTCGTACGGGCTGGAGTCAATCGGGATTGTGAAGTGGAAGAGGCCTGACGGCTCTTTAGGCATCATGTCGATGATTTGCTGCGCCCGGTCGTCGATCCACTTCTCTTTCTCGTCTGTGAGCTGCTGCTCAACCCAGCGCCGATCTTCGATGCGGTCGTAAGTGAGGTATGCGTTCATGGTTGCCTCAGTAATGAATTTTCGCGCAGGGGATCAGGTCATCTTTTAGAGCGGTAAGAACTTCGATAGCCTGTTCGCGGGTTAAGCTGGTGTTGCTGGTGAGAGCGTTAACGATGTTGGTGCCGACCGTCTTGCGGTGCTTCACGTCAGCTTCGCGCTTTGCCTGTTCGTCGGCGATGCGCTTCTCTTCGGCCAGGCGTTTCTCTTCTGCCTGTTTTGCCTTGAGGCGCTCAGCTTCCACTGCCGCTGCTTTTTCGCGTTCCGCCCGGGCTTCTGCCTCCTGCTTCTCGCGTTCCGCACGCTGTTCCGCTTCGATGCGCTGGCGCTCCGCAGCTTCAGCACGCGCTTTCTCCTCAGCTTCGCGGCGCGCTGCGGCTTCAATCTCCGCTTTGTGCTTCGCTTCGGCATCGCGGCGGGCTTGTTCTGCCGCTTCGCGCTTAATGCGCTCTTCGTGCTCACGCTGTGCCTGTTCCGCCTGGCGGCGCTGCTCTTCGCGGTCACGGTCAAACTTTTCATTCATCAGCAGAGCCATTTCGTGGTCTGCTTCGATCTGCGCGGCGAGCTGGTCATCGAACATCTTGTTCATCACCAATGCTTCTTCGTGCATAGCGTTCCAGGCTTCTTCCACCCGGATTCGTTCCTGCTCAGCTTCCCATTCGGTGAGTGGGCGGCGGGTCGCATCGCGCAGCTCGTCGCAGGCATCAACGAAACGCTTAATTTCCGCCTCAGCAGGACGCACAGCCTCTTTCAGGCGCTTCAGGTACTCACGGCCTGGCTTTTCGATTGCCGTCTTGCTGCGGGACACCTGTGCTGCGAGAGAGGCGACACGGTCACGGCCTTTCTTTGTGGACAGGTCCGGCACTTCGTTTACTGCCTGGCGGATTTGCTCGAGATAAGCATCAAGGCCGCCAGCTACGTAAAGCACTGGCGCCTGTTCCGGCTTGATTTCGATGACAGTTAAGTCCGTTACTTCGCTCATGGTTTCTCCTGAAATTTGGATGTGCAGATCCAGCCCGCAAAAAGCCAGGTCGATCGGTTGAATAGGGTGGTTAGTGCTGGATAGGGTTGCCGTGACCGTCCAGAAGGACGTCAATCACGCAGTCACTGAGGCGGATGATTTCTGCATCGGTGTGCAGGTAAACCCATTTGCGCTCCTGAATGACTGCTGAGACGCGATAGGTTCGGCCTTCATGCATTGCCATCATCCCGGGCGTGACGCACTGGCGAATGAGCGGGGTGGTGCCGTAATGGTGCATCATACCTTCACCTCAACCTGTTCCAGGAGGCCAGCGATATGCATCTGCCAGCGGTTCAGCACCAGTTTTTCCCGCGGTGCCGACACCGACGTCAGCTGCCACTCGTTATCGTTGAGCTTTTTGGCGGTGTACTGCTTGCCGTTATGGGTGACTGTCATGATGCCTCCCGAGCGCGGAGCATTGCGTCGGCAATGTGATACGCATCTTCGGCTAATTCTTTGTATTGTGGTGATTCCGGGCCGCCACCAAACGAATGGCCGTCCCATCTGCGCACAATGGATGCCATAGCCTTAGCCGCGAAGTAGTCACGCATGGTTATTCCACGACCACCAAAATCATCGCTGTCCCATGAGTTAATTTCAGGAGTACATACTCCTGATTGTGGAAACGCAGGGCCTCCAGTTTTATTGCTCATAAATCCTCTTGGCCTTATCGCGGCGAACGGAACGGTTAATACAAGACTTCAACGCATTTATTCAGTGTTTCAATAGGCGGTGGATGGCCGCCGGTTGTCATAACTTGAGCCACTCGTAAATGACTCCAGGTATGAAAAAGCCGCTGGTTAGGCGGCTTATTTTTGTTTGGACTTGTGCTTTCCAGCCCACTGCTTGGCGATATAAAGGCAGTCGTCGAATATCCTCCCCTTACGGCTTGCCTGAGAGCAGCGACGGTAATGATCCACCGCCATGTCAGCGCCGGTCATCGCGGCGTTCTCGTCGTAACCCAGCCTTATCAGCTCGGAAGTGATATTTTTGTGAATGAACTCCTGCGGGCTCATACCGGTAGCCCTTCTGAGAATTCACCAAGATCTGGGATGCTGAACTGCGTTAACTGAAGCGCGAGGAGAGTCGCTTCCTTAACGCGTTTTTTGTCTTTCTTACGCTGGGCGAGCAACCCGCTGCCTTTTTGTCCGCGATGTTTGAAAGACAACTCGTCGAATGACGCGATCTGATCGTGAATCTGCTGACCGGTAAGTTTGGCTAGTCCTGAGACATTCAATGGGGCAATCTGAATGCCAGATTCTTTTTCTACCAGGTCGAGCATCCAGATACGCAGGTCTTTGGCGACCTTGGTACGGGAGACCATGCCGATAAGGTGCGCACCTCTGGGAGAGAAAATACGCATCTCAACTTCACGTAAGCTATTGTTTATTCCATCCTTCCTCACTTTGGTCACGGTAGTCATACTATCCGTGAACTCATCTTTGTGGCGGTTGTAGATGTTGGAAACCTTATTGGCGTTTGCATATCCAAGAAGGTCGGCCAGCGCGTCTGTCGTGAACCAGATTTTCCCGTCACCGTTATCAAATGGCACGACAGTGCGATCCTGAAACGTTAACTCGCTTCCCATATTCACCTCTCTTTGTTTACCGTCAGCCCCTCGCAAAGAGCTGCTGGTAAAGCTTCCCCGATGTTCGGGAACTGAGCAGCAAACCATTCCGGTGCGGAGTCCTCTTCGTGTGCTATACCCGCCACGCGTTACACACCTGCCTCAATCCCATTGGGCGCCATTTCAATTTGCCAGGAGCGCTCCGGGTGATTTGCTGCTTGACTGAATTCTTAATGAGCAGGCGACTTGCTGTCCGCCGCTGGCTAACTTCGCTCAGCTGTCGATGTTTCGTTTCGATGGATTGAATATACAAAACGTATTCTTATCATGCAATACGAAATGTATAATTGGTGGGTGGTTTTGTGATAACAAATTGTATTCTAGGGTGATTTATTTTTTTAAATACCAGTGCTACGCTTAAAAAAACAGCAGGAGGGATGTGCATGGTTCTGGATGAAGAGCGTATAAGCATGAAAATTCAGGCGATGGGGCGGGCGGTGATGGAATTGTCACTGGCTGATTTACCCATGACCCAGCAAAACATCATCGACAAGCTGAAGCAGTACCGGAAGGAAACAGGAAACGTGATAGGGAAGGGAGCTAACAGGGATGCTGCGGAGTTGGTGAGGAAGGGGCAATAAAAAAGCCCGCACGGGCGGGCAGGTAGTGTTGCGATAGTTATTGTTATCAGCTTCAGGCTGGATAGTTATCGGCAGAATGGGGGATAGCTTTATGGGTGGGCAATAAAAAACCCGGCGCGGTGGCCGGGTTGTGGCATTTAGGAATCAAGATCAGGCAGCATGATTTTCTCAATCAGCGTCAAAGCCCTTTGGTCTCGTTCAGCAAAATATTTAGGAGCGTACTGAGGCAGCCACACTTCATTGAAGTGTTGTTTGAAATCTGCAAGATATTCGTTTGGGTATAGACGTACCGGGAAAGTCCGGCCATCTGGATACTCATGGTTATATGTTGGGAATGTCTTCGGCTCAATTCCCCGGTTGTCACGGAGCCATTGCGAGAAAACCCTACCTTCTGAAATATCAGGGACCATTTTTTCCGGCAGCGTATATCCGGCCTGCTCAAGTGGCGCAACCAAGTTAAACGTCAGTTCATTAAGCATAGAAAAGTGCGTATGAGGAACCCTGCCTCGGTTTGTCATATACCGCTTAAGATGAATAGGAAGTTCGGCAGGAGCTCTTTCGCCTGACATCCACTCACGTACCCATCTTGAAACTTGCACTGCAAATTTTGGAGATAGCCACTGCGCTAAATTAATTGCGATGTCTGGATGAACCCAGGTCCCTTGATTCTCTGCTCTTCCGCCTTTAAATGATTGAATTAACTCCGATATGGGAATCCCCATATCGCGTGATAATTCATCAAAAAAATCTTGTGTTGTTTTTAGTCGTGTATAGTCAGCAAGCAGTTTCCCTGCAGACTTGCACATTGCGGTGGCATTGATGTATCCGTCTTTGGTGCGAAGATGGATGACTTCTCCATCAACTTCCCTGGCGATTAACGCAAGTTGAAACTGTGTCATAAATCATCCTATTGCTGTGAAAAATAAAAATCATCTACCCAAACGTCTCTTCAGGCCGCTACCAGCTATACCCCGACCAAAACACCTTGCCGATCAGACCAGCCGCATCTTCGTCTCTACAGCAACACCGATAATTCGACAGTTACCATTCACCGCTACCAATGGCCACTGTGGATTTAAACCCTTCAGGTACTTCTGCGCACCGTCGATCACTAACTTCTTAAATGTTGCCTCGTTCGAATCGGATAGCTTAGCTATAACCAGACTGCCATTTACCGCATCTCTACCGGTGTCGAAAAGTACATAGGTTCCTTCAGGTATGCTCAAGCCAGTAGGGGCTGTCATTGACTCGCCCTCAACGAGCAACCAGAACGCGTCACCCTGAATGTGAGCATTCGACTCAAGCCACAGATCTATATCTTTTAGGGTGTATGGCTCAACCGCTTCGCACCATGAACCAGCCTGGACACTGCTGATTACTGGATACTTGTTACCAGGATTGTAGGGGCCAGCGTACTCCACATCACCCTTAAGCGTGTCGTCAATGATCATACCGCCAGCTCCTACGGAGAAGTTCTTTTTGCCAAGGAACTGCAATATTTTTGCGATCTCGGAAAGGCTTGGCTCACGCCGAGCGTTCAGCCAATGACTTACCGCACCTTTAGTAATACCGAGGTGCTCCGCCAGCTGTTCCTGATTGATGCCCTGACTTTTCATCAGGGTCTTAGCTAAGTCGTACCATTTCATAGTCATACCCGAATGATACAAGTTGTATATATTTGCGCGAGCCACAATTCGTATATTTTACTTGCGAACAAAGAATACAAAACGTATATTTAAGTTGTTTAAAGGAGACCCGACATGAACAATATCCGAAAAATCCGCAGAAACATCGGTTTGACTCAGCGACAGATTGCCGAAGAGCTGAACCTGTCGACAGGTGCGGTTTGCCATTACGAAAAAAATAAACGCAGCTTAAGCCTTGAGCAGTGCCGGGCGATTGTTGCAGCTCTGAATAAGCATGGCGCTTCAGTAAGCGTTGATGACGTTTTTCCACCAATCAGCAACAACGCCGCCTAATTGGCGGCCCTAACCACGAAAGGGAAAGCAATGCATTCACTTGCGTATCAACACAATACCGGAATACACCCGGGAGCGGTGATAAACCGCGCTCAACCTAAGGCGGCGCCAGACCACGAAAAGATCCGCGATGCGGTCCGGGCATGGTCGTCGGCGCTGGACAATCAGGACGTCGTTTCGGCGCTGATCATCAACGAATACCGGGAGCAGGGCGGCACAGCCATCAGCTTCCCGGAAGACATCAGCCGGGCGCGCCAGAAGCTGTTTCGCTTTCTGGATAACCGCTTCGACTCTGAGCAGTACCGTGAGAACGTTCGCCAGTTGACGCCCGCAATCATGGCCGTCCTGCCTCTGGAGTATCGCCATCGACTTCTTCCCGAGGACAGTTTCATGTCCCGCTTAGCGCGACTTGAGAAGGAAACAAGCGAGGCGAAAGTTGCCGTTGCGATGAACGCCCCGCGTCACCAGAAGCTCAAGGAACTCAGTGAGGGGATTGTAGAGATGTTCCGTGTCGACCCGGATCTGACCGCGCCGCTGATGGCTATGGTCACTTCGATGTTGGGGGTTATGTGAGGGGCACCAAAAAAGAAAAAGCCCTTGAAGCGGTAACTTCAAAGGCCTTCCAAACACTGTGTTACGCCAAGTAACGGGAGTAAGTATGTCAAATACCGCAGAAATTCTCAACTTTCCCGCTGTAGTTTCGGGAATACAGGAGCAACGCGTGGCCGATACAGACGATGGGTACACCCGTCTGGCAAACGAGTTGTATGAGGAGCTTATCGGCGCGAACCTGACCAAAAATCAGGCCAAGGTAGCTCATGCTGTTTGCCGCAAAACATATGGGTTCAACAAGAAGATGGACCGCATAGCAGACTCACAACTTTCTGAGCTGACCAGACTACCTCGCCAGAAGGTTAACGCTGTCAAAAACGAACTTATTGCGATGAATGTTTTGGTGTCCGACGGCATGCTGATCGGGCCCAACAAAAACCTGAGTGAGTGGGTAATTCCGGGCACTAAGCCTGCGCCAAAATGTCACCATAGTAGTGACTGTCACCATGGTAGTGACAGTGTCCCTACGGTGGTGACAAAAAGTGTCACCAAAACAGTGACAACCCTGTCACCAAAATGGGGACACACAAAAGACACTATTACAAAAGACAATAAAGACAATATTAATAACCCCCCTAAATCCCCCAAACCGGCTTCGTTCGATCCGGCTGGTGTTGACCTTCCTGAATGGCTGTCAGTTTCAGTCTGGAAGTCATGGGTCGATTATCGTCGCGACCTGAAGAAACCGATTAAGTCTCAGCAGACGGTAACCCAGGCCATCAACCTGCTTGAGCGTTGCAAGTGCAGCGGATACCAGCCTGAAGAAATCATCAACCAGAGCATCGCGAATGGCTGGCAGGGTTTGTTTGAGCCAAAGACCGCCAAGCAGACGCCTCGCGCGCAGTCTCGCGTATCTGAGAACTTTGCTGGCAAAGACTATGGCCAGACTGAAATTCCTGCATGGGCGAGGGACTGAGCATGACGCTGGATGAAAAAATCAATCAACTTGAGAAACGCATTACTGAGCTGAGCCAGCCGCCAGTTCAGCATGAAGATATCGAGCTAACTATCAGCACCGAGAACTGCGAAACGCATGGCCCCTTTGAATGCAGGACCAGGCATTTCTTAAACTCTGTCGTGAAAATTCCCCCGCGCCCAAGCTGCTGCCCTGAATGCCTCAAAGAGGAGTTAGGCCGCTTGCAGGCCGAAAGAATTAGCATCAACGAAGCAGCCCGCAAAAGAAACATCGAGCGCCTGCTGGATGGACTGAGCATCCCGGCCAGGTTTGAATCCTGTTCACTGGAGAATTATGAACCGGTGAACGAAGAAGCGAAACGCGCCCTGAAGGTCTGTCAGGCATACGCCAGCCGCTGGCCTGAGCGTTTGCAGAAGGGTGGCGGCCTGGTTATGTGTGGCAAGCCTGGAACCGGCAAGAACCACCTCGCATTGGCTATCGCCCGGCATGCAATCACCGAGCACCAAAGCTCAGCTGTGTTCACCACCGCGCTGAAAATTGCCAGGGAGTACAAGTCAACCTGGTCGAAGGGGTCAAGCCGTACTGAAGACGAAGTGATCCGTTACTTCACGAAGCCCGACCTGCTGATTATCGACGAGGTCGGCGTGCAGTTCGGAAGCGACGCCGAGAAGTTGATCATGTTCGAAATCATCAACACCCGTTATGAGCGGATGAAGCCAACCATCCTGATCAGCAACCAGACCCGGGAAGAACTGGCTGCATTCATCGGCGAACGCGTTCTTGATCGCATGAGCGATGGAGGCGGGTGCACTCTGTCATTCACGTGGGATTCTTACCGTTCTAAGGGGGCAGCATGACCATAACAATCCGTGGGCAGATTCTTGCAGCCCTGCGTAATAACCCGGGCCTGAACAGTGCTCGTATTGCCAGCATGATCGGCATGACCACCAAAAAGATTTCCGGCCCGTTAAGTACGTTGTTTGCAGACGGCCTGATCGAGTTCGAAGGCAAGCACGGCCAGCGGCTTTATCGGCTGACCAACTACGGCATGAAATACGCACCGGAAACCATACCGGCCATGCCGAAGGGAAATTCGAAGCTGGTGCAGCGTACAGAGGCAAACGTGATCTGCCAGGAGTGCCGCAACAGCGCGGCTATGAAGCGGGTATTGATGGTTTGGGGGAGGGTAGGGGTATGAGCGAATGGAGTGATTATCGCTTGATGGTTAGGACCATGGCGAAGGGTAACGGTGTAACGCTCATCAGCATCGCCAAGCACTGCGGCGTATCGAACAGGAAACTTAATCAGATTCTCCAGGCTGGGCCATCCAAAGAACAGGAAGAACTCATAGCCGAAGCTCTGGGGTGCGCAGGGTGTGACCTTGCGGAAATCCACAGGCAAATGGGCGAGTTATCAGACAAGTACGGGAGAGCATCAGCATGAAAAAAACATACGAAGAGCTTGAAGCCAGATGCGCGGTGCTGGCTGCGGAGAATGCGGGGCTGAAGTCTAAAGCCGCTGAACTGGTACATGAGGCGTCAGAGGTTTACTCAGCATACAACTCAACCATCACTGAGCCCGACGGCGATTTCATGGACATGCAGACTTTACAGGAAATGCAGTGTGTTAAAACCCCCGCCACCGACGCTTTCCTGGCTGAAGTGCGGGCCGCCGCAGTAGATGAAGTTTGCCTGAAAATTAGCAACGCAATTGTTAATTGCTATCAGGACGAACTTGTCGGTCTTGATGAAGCGGCAACTATCTGCGGTGACTTCGCATCAGAGGTTCGCAAAGGAGTGCAGTCATGACTCGCATCCGTAACTTTGGCTGGAATCGACTCAAACTGGCAACCCTGTCTTACGAAGAGATAAGCGCTCTCGAAGAGCAGGTGAAGCAGGAGCACGCCTGTAGCGATGGCATCCACATGTACGACAAAGCAGGCCGTGACAAGCTCGATGCTCTGAGCTGGGCCGTATACAACAAGCAGAAGCGGGAGGCCGCCCAATGAGCAACATCGACATACTGAAATCAGCCGCAGCGAAAGCGGTCGATAACTTCGACCCGAATATGTTCGTGGAAACTCGCGACGTGCTGGCGCTGTTGGATGAGCTGGAAGCCGCAGAGAAGCGGATTTCTGAGCTGGAGGCGCGGGAGAAATCGCTTCGCACTGTGGGGGTAATGAGTCAGAAGGCCTTCCAGCGGCTTGAGGGCAGAGAATCGCGGTTCATAGCTCTGTGGCCTCGCCCTGAAATTTACCTTCCGCGTAAACGCCCTGATGACGGCGTGATTGTTTATGCCCGCGTAGCTGGCGCCGGGAAAGGAGAGGCATCATGAGCACACTTACCAAAGAATGGCTCCAGCAGACAATCGCGGAGCTCGAAGAAGAGCACGATGCGACGCCCGGAGCAGTAAACGAAGATGCGACTATGGCGCTGGCTGCGATGAAACTAGCGCTGGCATCGCTCGAAGCGGAGCCGGTGATAAGCCATCTCGGAAGTAAAAATGCGCTTGATGCCATTGTTGCCTTCATAAAAAGCAACAGAAACCCAACTCTAAAAGACTACAACGAAGTTTCTGAGCGATTATTTCAGGACAATTGCCACGGTCTATCTAACCATGTCATTGAGTACATTAAGCAGATCGGGGAGGAACTTGAGGAGTTGCGATCTACTCAGGACACCGCCCCGCCAGCGCCGGTATCTGATTCGCTTATGTCTGAGCTTTTAGCGATAGCGAAGAAGGCGGCTGATGCAGCAGACGAATGCGCACATGCGGAGTGGAGCGATGACTCCATGGAGCATTCAACTGCAATAGCTGATTGGGAACGCCGCGCCGCCATGCTTCAGGGTGCTGAACCTGTAACGACGGCTTACAAGTTGCCAGCAGAGGCAGTATACGGATATTTCGCATTCAATGACCATCATGGGGAAGAGTTCTTCAAGAAGCGCGAAGACGCGATCGCATTTTGCAAAGAAGCGATTGAAGAATATCGCCAGGAGAATGCTGAGGAAGGTTGCGACCATGATGAAGTGCGCCGCACATGCTGGGGTATCATCATGCAGGAAGGGACGGATTTCGAAGTCGATAATGAAGGGCATATCGATTACGCGCTTACGCCTGAACTGGCTGGCGACTCTCCTGTGATTCCGGATGGTTGGGTGGCTGTCCCGGTCGAGCCTACAGAACACATGATCGTCGAAGGCTTTGAGTCTGAGCCAGATGAGTTCTTTAGCGATGCGGAGTTGTGGGAAGCATACAACGCCATGACCGGATGTCAGCAGGCGGCGCACAGAGCGAAGCTGTGCTGGGCAGCCATGATTGCAGCATCACAAAAATCTTGAAAATTACCATATCTTGTATAGTTGAAACTTATCCTAAACAGATGTTTAATAGAACCTTCCCCAGTAGGTGAAAAAGAAAATGGAGGTTATTTTGACCCAGTTTTTGGATTCCCCCGCATGCTCCTGACGAGCGTAACATCTCAGTGTCCGGCTAGGGGATAAAGAAGTTAGATTGGAGTAGTGGGAAGAGGGTGGCGCAAAAGGCTGGGCCGATTGCTACCAGCACACCTTGTGGGTGTGCAGCTCTCGCCTTGATCGTTACGGTGATTGGTTAATCCATGAAAAGCCTTGTGGCCGGACATAAACTCGGCTTGCGGAGTCCGACGGCTGGATACGTCCAATAACCTGGATGACCAACTGCAACTCGAGGGAATTAGCATTAACTAGGCCTGCCAGTCGCCCAACGAGAAGCCACCGAAAGGTGGTTTTTTCGTTTCTAATTCGTGTTGATTATTGATAATCAACCAGCCATAATTTCATTGCCGTCGGAGTTGAACGCCCGACGGTAAGACTTCTGCGCATTTAAGGGGACTTAAATGCGACCACAATCTGAACTCCTCACTTTGTCACAGATGCAGAAATGCACCTGCGATTCTCTGCATTCTGCGGTTTCCGTTAAGGAGGCCGTATGACTCTGCCAGTAGACGGCATCAAACTCCATCGCGGCAACTTCGCGGCCATTGGCCAGCAGATTCAGCCATTGCTGGATGCCGGGCAATGCTTCCGCCTGCAAGTCAAACCGTGGCGCGAGAAGCGCAGACTGTCGCAGAACGCGCTCAGCCACATGTGGTACACAGAAATCAGCGAGTACCTCATTGCCCGCGGCAAGACCTTCGCTACACCCGAGTGGGTCAAGGACGCTATGAAGCACACCTATCTCGGATATGAAAGCAAAGACCGGGTAGACGTCGTGTCCGGAGAGGTCACCACCGTCCAATCCCTCCGCCATACCGCCGATCTGGAAACCGGCGAGATGTACATCTTCCTGTGCAAAGTCGAAGCCTGGGCGATGAACATCGGCTGTCACCTGACCATCCCGCAGAGCTGCGAGTACCAGCAACTGCGCGATAAGCAGGAGGCCTGATGTCTACTCCGCTTTCCCGCGTCATCACCATCGAAATATTCCGCGTTCCGGCGCGCCGCCAGCGCAAGCCCGTGGTTAATCCGTCCGACATCCCGACACTGAAAGGCTACACCGCCCGCCTGGTGGATCAGAAATGGCTGCGTCTCGCGGCACGGAGGGCGCATGGCTAATTTATGCAAGGCGGCGCGCGGCCGCGAATGTCAGGTGCGGATCCCCGGCGTATGCAACGGCAATCCTGAAACCTCAGTACTGGCTCACATTCGTCTTGCTGGTCTCTGCGGGGCCGGAATCAAGCCGCCTGACCTGATCGCCACCATCGCATGCAGCAGTTGCCACGACGAGATTGATCGCAGCACCCGTTTGGTCGATGCGGAATATGCAAAGGAGTGCGCGCTGGAGGGCATGGCCCGCACACAGGTTATCTGGCTGAAAGAGGGGCTCGTAAAAGCATGAATGAATATCGCATCAGCCTCCCGTGGCCGCCGAGCAACAACCGCTACTACCGGCATAACCGCGGGCGCACGCACATCAGCACAGAGGGGCAGGCGTACCGCGACAGTGTCGCCAGAATCATCAAAGAATCAATGCTGGATATCGGCCTGGCTACACCCGTGAAAATACGCATTGAGTGCCATATGCCGGATCACCGCCGCCGCGACCTGGACAATCTGCAAAAGGCCGCGTTCGACGCCCTGACGAAATCCGGGTTCTGGCTCGATGACCAGCAGGTCGACTACTACAGCGTGAAGAGGATGCCAATCGTGAAAGGCGGCAGGCTTGAACTGACCATCACCGAACTGGAGGCCGAATGAACCACACAGACTTCCTGCGGTATCAGGCCGAAAGCGTTAAGCGCGCCAGCATGCCGCCAGTAGCAAAGCACAGCCAGACCAAAACCAACCAGCCACATAAGGAAGCCGCATGAACAGTCAGCAACTGGAATACGTACGTCAGCAGCTCATTGTGGCGACCGCAGATCTTAGCGGGGCGACGAAAGGGCAACTGGTAGCTTTCGCCGAGAACGCGCAATTCACCGCGACGGCGCGCAGCCGGGGCCGGAAGAAAATCACCGATCCGGTCACCGGCCGAAAAGTTAACCCGGACGCCCCACCTATGAGTGGCAGCCAGTCCCGCGCCAAGGGATCGTCTATCGCGTTAGTCAGCCCGGTTGAGTTCGGCACCGCCTCATGGCGCCGCGCTGTTCTGTCGCTGGAGGAGCACCAGAAAGCATGGCTGCTGTGGAACTACAGCGAGAATATCCGCTTCGAATACCAGGTGGCGATCACCCAGTGGGCGTGGGCAGAGTTCCGGGAACAGCTCGGCGCGAAGAAAGTGGCCGGCAAGACTATGGAGCGCCTGAAGAAACTTATCTGGCTGGCGGCTCAGGACGTTAAAGCGGAGCTGGCAGGGCGTGAGACGTACGAATATCAGGTGCTCGCGGAACTGGTGGGCGTTGCGAAATCCACCTGGACAGAAACCTATCTGCCTCACTGGCTGGCTATGCGTAACAGCTTTAAGCGACTCGATAGCGGTGCGCTTATCTCAGCAACGCGGTCACGTTCACAACAAAAGGCGACAAATTTAGATATAAGTCTTGCAAAACCGAACTGAAACGCATATATTTCATGTAAATCTGATATCGTCGCCATAGCTTCGTAGGTCGACAAAGAATTAAGAGCCTCGCCATCGTGCGGGGCTTTGTTTATTGTGCTTTATGTAAACCAAGTAGTCTTTAAAAGTTAAAAATCATTTTTAACTTATGTAAAATGTGGCCTTCAGTTAAAACAGAGAGGCCTCATCATGAAGAACTTCCAGCTTTACGTTGGCGGCACTAACAACATCACCTATCGTTACGAAATCAGAAAGGTGGATGATGCTTTTAGTGTTCGAATATTTAACGTCATAAACAAAGCGCACAAAGAGGTTGGTAGCAAGTCACTTCGTTTTGTGTCAGCTCATGATGTCATTGATGAGTGCACATCGCATTACAGGAGACACGCTCAAGGCTTCAAAGGCTTTATACGTGGACTTATTATGCGGTGAAGGTGAAAATCAACAAACAGGTCGCTCAGGCGGCCTTTTTTATTTGCCTGTAGCTCAGAGGAAAGAGCAACCGCCTTCTAAGCGGTTGGTCGCTGGTTCGAATCCAGCCAGGCGAGCCATCAGCAAAACAAGTCGTCATCTCGGCGGCTTTATCTTGCATCAGGTGCATAACTGAATTCGCGAATACGTTATGCCGTCCGCTCCACGAAACGGAGTGCACAACAGGAAAGAGCATTTGTAGGGTTCGACTCCCTGCCGTGGGGTTGCGCCACATGATGCGAGTCATGAGTGCTCTGTCCGTTGTGGTGAATGTCCTGATGGCGTCGTAAAGCGATAGCCGTGAATGCCGGATAGCAGCGCCGGCCACCACAAACCAAACCCACTACCTGGGACCCTTCGGCCAGAGAGCCGACATTGCCTTACCCTCACATTGCCAGCCTGTCGCTGGCTTTTTTATTTTCATGCTCCGGGAACCATCATCGACACGCCTACTTGTTAAATCGTCCCGAGGGCCTGACCTAATCAACCAGCACCAAGCAGGTGCGAACATGAAGAAAACCACTATGCAAGACAGACCAGATACCTGGGCGGTGATGCTTGCGTGGCTTGTAAACCACAAAAACGAAGCTGGCTATTCGGTACTGGCTTTTGTCATGTCGATACTCGCTACCTCGCGCGGCGCGAAATCAAAGTGGAAAGACCGGATCGCCGGCGCAACGATGTGCGGGATCCTTTGCTTCTTCGCTCAGCCGACGCTCACGGCTATATGGGCAATCTTCAACTGGAATTTTCCCCCTGAACTTTGCTGGCCGATCTCGGCTGGCGTCGGGTATGTGGGGGTGGATTCGCTTTTCGCCTATGCTCGCCGTCGCCTTGGCCTGAATGAACCGGGAGACAAAGCAAATGCTGACCCTCAGTAAATTCCAGCAAGCAACGGGTACCAATGCGGCACTGGCCGGTAAGTGGTTTACAGTCGTGCTGGCTGCAATGCAGAAGTACGACATAAGCACACCGTTAAGGCAGGCTCACTTTCTCGCGCAGGTGGGGCATGAATCATCTGGCTTCGTGCATGTGGAAGAGAGCCTTAATTACCGATACGGCGCATTGCTGGCGATGTTCGGAAATCGAATCAGCCAGGAAGATGCTTTCAAATATGGCCGAGTTGATTCGGGCCCGAATGCTCACCCGGCCGACCAGAAAATGATTGGCAGCATCATCTACGCCAACCGTAACGGGAACGGCGATCGCAATAGTGGTGATGGATATCGTTACCGCGGGCGCGGTTTGATTCAGGTGACGGGGAAAGCGAATTACGCCGCGCTGGTGAATCAGCTTGGCGTTGATATCGTGAAGAGCCCGGAACTACTTACTCAGCCTCAATATGCTGCTGAATCAGCAGCTGCCTGGTGGAGCAATCACGGACTTAACGCTATCGCTGACTCAGATGATGTTAGCCGCATCACCAGAATCATCAACGGTGGTACCAACGGACTGGAGGACAGGAAAGCCCGCTTGACTAAAGCTAAGGGGGTTTTATGTTCGGGTTAATCAGTTTATTCCGCATTTTCAAAAATAATGCGCACATTCTTATTCCTTGCGCGTTCATCATCCTTGTCGCTATCTGCCTGTGGGGGCTGAACGCCCGCAATCATCAGTTGACGGCGACGAACGACAGGCTGACACAGCTTAACGACAGCAAGGATGTGCAGATCAACGACCTGAGGGCTAAAAATGACGATCTGGCGGGGAGCGTTAAAGAACTTGCTGGCGCCGTTAACAGGCAAAACGTGGTCATGTCTGAAGTCGCAGAGCAAAGGGCTGAATCGGCCAAGCAGAACCGAATGCTACAGAGCGAAATTAAGCGCTACCTGGCGGCAGATAAGTGCGCTGCTGCTCCTGTTCCTGATGCCGCTGTTGAGCGGTTGCGCGCAGCAGCAGAAGCCGCCCGTGGAATACCGGGTGATAAAGCAGCCGGCCCTGAACCTTCCGGCGGAGCTGACGTCGCGCCTTGATATGCCGGATCTTCCAGACAATCCCTCATACGGTGACAGTGTTTCGATGAACGCGACGCTTTACGGTATCGTCGGGCAGTGCAACATCGACCGGGCAGCAATTCGCAAAATTGAGAAAGGGCGAAATGATGAAAATCAACCAGTGCAGTGAAGGATTCTACAACCCATCCAAGTTCCGCGAGGAATGGGATAGGCAGACCCAGGGGAAATAGCACAATGGGTACTTTAATCAAGGGCTGGAAAGTAATGCTCCTCACTAAGGATGGTCACGATTCTGGAAAGGCTCCAGAGCAGGTCGGCTGGCAAAGCACCAATGAGCCAGACATTCGCGATGGGGTGCTGATTATTAAAAATGGACTGCACACCCACGGCGTACCGCTCAACATCATTCACGGCTTCAGCATCGAAGCTGTAAAGGCCGAATGACATTACAGAAGCCCTTCACTGAGGGGCTTCGATAATGATCTGTGTGACCCCGCAAGGATGGTGATCACATCTTGCTGACGGGTAAGCCGTAAGTGGCTAAGCACTTCTGAGAAGCAGGGCGAACGCTGCGCCTTCAGTAATAAACAATTACCCGGCATTACAGAGGCTCTTCGATAATGACAAGCAGAGGTAAATTATGATTGGCACCCTAACCTATAAAATGACACTTCGCCCATACATGAAGACCTTGCTGTTTGTCGCGGCAATGACTAACTGGCACTGGTTAACCGATATCTGCTTCAAGAAAGAGATTGTCGCAGAAGGCGCGGAGGTGGAGCTAAATGGCTGACATCTACCAAATCACCCTTACTACCCAAACAGGCGAAACCTTCACAGGCAAGATGTCACGACGTCAGCCTGAGCTGGTTAATGGATTTGTGCCGCTGGCGACCGAAACAGGCCAGTGGCTGTATTTCGCACCTGCTGATGTGAAGCGTGTGGAGTTCACACCAGTGCCGGAAGAGCAGACCGAACAGCCAGCAGAACAAACAACGGAGTAACCCATGGCTAACGATGACGAGCGCAGGCCTTATCCGCCAGTTAACTTCATCGACTCCGAGAACTGGCAGCCATACACCCGGCTCATTCCAGCCAATGAAGTGCATGAATGGGTAAGCCGACAAATCCTAAGCGATACCGGCAGCATCCATAACCCTGACCACGAACACCTCTTAGAGGCTGACCTCTGCTTCATGTGGGCGTCTGACTCATTCCCTAAGAAGGGGCGCTTAGTCCTCGGTCAGGCCGAGCAGGTGATGCTCCGGGCAGGTGGTTGGCAGAAAGCCAGAATGGAACAGCAGATGCATGAATGGTTCGGGCGAATCCCGAAGTTCATCATCACGCTGGCAGCCGACTACTGCTCACAATGCAGTGACCTCGAGTTCTGCGCGCTGATTGAACATGAGCTTTACCATATAGCGCAGGAGGTAGATGAATTCGGTGCGCCGAAATTCTATCGTGACAGTGGCTTACCAAAACTGTGCATGCGAGGTCACGACGTCGAAGAATTCACTGGTGTCGTACGGCGATACGGTGCCAGCAAAGAAGTACAGGAGCTCGTTGATGCGGCCAATGCGCCAGCAGAAGTGGCTCACATCGATATAGCCAGGTCATGCGGGACGTGCATGTTGAAGCTGGCGTAACGCTTTATTCAGATTGTCATGGAGGTAGCCTGTGGCAGCATTATCGACAGAGGTTAAAGCCTTCATCGTTCAGTCTCTGGCGTGCTTTGAGCCGCCCACGAAAGTCATTGAGCTTGTAAAGCAGGAATTTGGCGTGGAGGTATCGCGTCAGCAGGTATCTCAATACAGCCCAGGAAACGCCATGGCGGCTAACCTGAGTAAGAAGTGGGTAGATTTGTTTCATGCCACTCGCGAGCGATTCCAGACAGAGATATCTGATATCCCGATTGCCAATAAAGCTTACCGCCTGCGCGTTCTTGACCGCATGATGACCAGCGCCGAGAAAATGCGAAACATCGCACTGGCGACAGAAATCATTGAGCAGGCCGCCAAAGAATGCGGGGACGCCTATACCAACAAGCATAAGTTTGAACATTCTGGCCCTAATGGTGGCGCTATCCAGACGATCACCATGAGCAAAGAGGATTACAAATCCGCACGGCAGGAGATGATGGAGGATGACGACTGCTGAGCAAAGGGCATTTGCCCGTAAGGTTGAATGCGAAGAGGACGGGCTCTATTACGCTCGCTACTTCTTCAAGCAGCGCACCGGCGGCAAGATGATTGTCGCGCCTCACCACAAGGTGATTCAGCAAACGCTGGACCGCGTCATTGATGGTGAGATTCAGCGCCTGATCATCAACGTCCCGCCTGGGTACACAAAAACGGAATTGGCGACCATCAATATGATGGGACGAGGGCTGGCGCTGAACTGCCGGGCCCGTTTCATGCACCTGTCCTATTCGCATAACCTGGCGCTGCTGAACTCATCCACAGCGCGCGGCATGATTAAGTCGCAGGCATACCAATCCATGTGGCCGATGGCGCTGCGCGATGACGCTGACAGCAAGGCTATGTGGTGGACTGAGCATGGCGGGGGAGTTTACGCGTCTTCTGCCGCAGGACAGGTTACAGGTTTCCGTGCCGGACATATGGAGCCGGGATGGCAGGGCGCGCTGATTATCGATGACCCGGTTAAGCCGGACGACGCTTACTCAGAGATCGTCCGCGACGGCGTTAACAACCGTTTCAACGAGACAATAAAATCACGACTGGCGATCGAGACGACGCCTATGATTGTCATCATGCAGCGCATTCACTACCACGACCTGAGCGGCTATCTGCTGCGGGGCGGGAGTGGAGAGAAATGGCATCACCTGAATCTGCCGGTGATTATCGACAATAGTCAGCCATATGCGGCGCAGTACCCTGAAAACTCACACGCTATACCGATTGACCATGGCTTACCTGACGGCTGGCTGTGGCCTTTTAAGCACAATGAATCGCATCGTGTATCGCTGTTCTCGCACCGGCGCACCGCAGAAGCCCAGTACATGCAGAAGCCTCGCAGGTTTAATGCAGAAGGCGCTCTGTGGACAGAGGTAATGATCAGCGCGGCACGCGAACTGCAAATTCATCACGATAAGGTTCGCACTGTCGTAGCCATTGACCCGCAGGCAACAAACAGCGACGAAAGCGATGAAACAGGCATTGTCGCTGCCAGCTCATATGGTGCTGGTGATAAAAAGCAGTTCTCTGTGGATGGCGATTACAGCGGTAAATATTCACCTGCTGGATGGGCCAAGAAAGCCATATCGGCTTATGAGCAACACGAAGCTGACGCGATAGTTATTGAGACGAACCAGGGCGGAGATATGGCGGAGGAGACACTCCGCAACGCCGGGTTCAAAGGTCGCATCATTCGTGTCCATGCCAGCAAAGGGAAATATGCCCGCGCGGAGCCGATATCGGCGCTCTACGAACAGGGGCGAGTGGCAAATCATGGCAATCTCTACGTGTTGGAGAACCAGTTGATGGAATACATACCCGCCACTGCAAAGAAATCACCTGACCGCCTGGATGCAATGGTTTACGCACTGACTGAACTGAATGGATCGCAACCTGTGGGGATGATGATTCCGAAACGCCTTCGCTAACCAAACGGACAAACCATGACTGACAAATTAACTCTCGCCGTCAACCATGCGTTGAACGATGCGCGGATGGCGCGCGCCCGTATGGGTCTGATGGCGCCAACGATGGGGCTGGACAATAAGCGCCATTCAGCATGGTGCGAGTATGGCTTCCCTGAGCAGGTCACCTACGAAAACCTCTATGCCCTGTACCGCCGTGGCGGTATCGCTCACGGTGCAGTTGAGAAGCTGGTGGGCAAATGCTGGCAGACTAACCCGGAAATCATCGAGGGTGACGATGCCGACGAGAGCGAAAACGAAACCGCCTGGGAAAACAAGTCAAAGCAGGTATTCAACAACCGGTTCTGGCGCTCATTTGCTGAGGCGGATCGTCGTCGCCTTGTCGGTCGTTATGCAGGCATCCTTCTGCACGTCCGCGATGAAAAAGACTGGAACCTTCCGGTTACCAAAGGGCGAGGGTTGCAGAAGGTTTCCGTGGCATGGGCCGGATCGCTTACGGTGAGCGAGTGGGACACTGGCCTTAACTCGAAGACGTACGGCCAGCCCAAGATGTGGCAGTACGCCGAACGGTTGCCGAATGGTTCAAGCCGCCGCGTTAATATCCATCCCGACCGCGTTTTCATCCTTGGTGATTACTCAGATGATGCCATTGGATTCCTTGAGCCCGCTTATAACGCCTTTGTGAGCCTTGAGAAAGTAGAGGGCGGGTCTGGTGAGTCATTCCTGAAGAACGCCGCTCGCCAGCAGAACATCAACTTCGACAAAGAGGTTAATTTTGGTGACCTGGCTTCGATGTATGGCGTATCGGTTGATGAGTTGCAGGAGCGTTATAACGATGCGGCAAGAGAGTTAAACCGAGGGAATGACACGCTACTCATTACCCAAGGGGCCAACGTTACATCGCTGGTTTCTCCAGTTTCAGACCCTTCGCCGACATACGATGTAAACCTGCAAACAGCTGCCGCCGGGGTTGATATTCCCACGCGCATCCTGGTTGGTAATCAGCAGGCTGAGCGATCCAGCACCGAAGATCAGAAGTATTTCAACGCTCGCTGCCAGTCGCGCCGTGTAGACCTCGCTTTCGAGATAGAGGATTTCTGCGACAAGCTGATTGAACTGCAAATCATCGACTCTGTTAGCCAAAAGGCTGTTATCTGGGATGACCTGAACGAACAGACCGGCACTGAGAAGCTCACCAACGCTAAGACCATGGGCGAGATAAACCAGACCATGCTGGGCGGCGGTGATGAACCCGCGTTCACCCGTGAAGAGATTCGCACGGCTGCGGGCTATGACAATGATGACGAAGAGCCTTTAGGAGAATAGGATGGCGACGAAGAAGACGAAGCCACCGATTCTGCCGCGTAACTATCAGGACCCGACCGGGGCCGATGCGCTGGAACGACGGGCAATGAAAGACTTCGCCAGGCGGATGAATAAGATTGGCAAGGCGTACAAATCAGCACTCGACAAAATACCTTCCTCCCTCGCAGTAAACGCACGATACGAATACCAGTTAAACCCAACGCTACTCTCCATCATCCTTAACGATGCCAGTTACCTGGTGGATCAGGTGCTGCTTGAAGGTAGCGACTACGACCTGTGGTTTTACGAGTACATCGATCTTGCGTCGGAGAAAGGGACCGGGCAGTCGTTCTACAACCTCAGCCAGCAATCCCCAGTGTATGCAGCAGGGCGTGAGTCGCTGGCGTCCATCCTCGCAAGCGACCCGTACCAGCAACGCATGGCGCTGGTGCATGCCCGTGTGTTTGAGGAAATGAAGGGGCTGACAGCTGACGTTAAGCGCGACATGGCGCGCGTGCTGACTGATGGCGTGGGCCGTGGTCTCAATCCGCTGGACATTGCCCGCAACCTGACAGACCAGACCGGTATCGAGAAGCGCCGGGCGAACCGAATAGCGCGCACTGAAGTGACTACCGCGCTGCGCCGGGCTAAGTGGGATGAAGACCATGAGGCGAATGAACTTTATGGCCTAAAAACGCTTCTGGTTCACATCTCCGCGCTGTCTCCAACAACCCGACACACCCATGCAGTGCGCCACGCGCACCTCTACACCAACGAAGAGGTACGTGACTGGTACAGCAAGGATGGCAACTCCATCAACTGCAAATGCAGCCAGCAGTCAGTTCTGGTCGATGACGACGGCAAACCTCAGTTCCCGGACACCATTACCAAACTCAAACAGGAATATAAATCGATGCAGGCGCGCGGTTACGCCTGGGCGGAGAAATAACCTATGAAATTCCAGGTAAACCACGAAGCAAAACGTCCAATCCCGACACCGCAAAATGGTGAGCATATTCAGGTCAACATCACCACGAAGGTGAACAGCCAGTCTATCCGGCGCGAAACACATAACGGTCGTGAGCATCTGGTGCTGCCGAGCTATACGCTGCCGGCGAACGTCGTCATGAATGGCGGGCTGTACACAGAAGATGAAATCAACGCCCACTATCAGGGGCTGGAAGGCACGCTCGCGCCGCTGGGTCATCCACAGGTTAACGGTCAGTTCGTGTCGGCCTTCTCTCCTGAAGGTCTTAACGTCGGCTACGTAGGCGCGTGGAACCGTAACGTTAAGAAGTCCGGTAACCGTATCTACCTCGAAAAGTGGGTTGATGTTGCCCGTGCCAGTGAGTCTGAAGGTGGTCGAGAACTACTCGAGCGCGTCGCAGCTATCGAGCGTGGAGATGACGTTCCGCCTATTCATACCAGCGTGGCCGCTTTCCTCGACCAGCTTGAACCGAACGAACAGCAACGCGCTACCGGCGCCGACTGGGTAGCCAAGATCTACAGCATGGACCACGACGCGATCCTGTTGCACGAAGTCGGGGCGGCAACCCCTGAGCAGGGAGTTGGCCTGATGGTCAATGCCGATCTGGCTCAACCGCTCAAGGCTAACTCGGGCGCACTGGTGGGTGAATCCTACCGTGAGCGCGAGCAGCGTCTCGATCGCGCAGCCAAAGCGAAGTTTGCGGCGGGCGCGGATGAATACGCATGGGTTGCTGATTTCACTGACTCGCAAGCGGTAATCATCCGTAACGGCGGAACCGCTGAGGTGTTTGGCTACAAGTCTGAGGGCGGCGTTATCGCCTTCGACGATACCGGCACCGCAGTAGCGCGCCAGGAGTCGTGGGTGGCGGTCGTCGCTAACAAATTCAAAGCTCTATTCACACCGCAGGAACAGCCTGCACTAAACCACAAAACGGAGGGCGACATGCCTTTAACCAAAGAAGAACTGGAACAAATCGGCAGCATGATCGGCCAGGCTGTTGCGACCAACACGGAAGCGGCTATTAAGCCTCTCGCGGAGAAGGTTGATGCACTGCAGGCCAATCAGCAGCAGCTCGCTGAAACCCTGACTGCCAACTCTCGAGCCGAAGAGAAAACAAAGCGCAAAGCGGTTGCCAAGGTGCATGGCGATATCGTGGCTAACGCGCTGTCTGGCGAAGCTCTGGACGCGATGTTCAAATCGCTTGGCGAAGCTGCCCCGCTGGGCACCAACAATGCACAGCAGCACAAAGAAACCGTCGCACCTGCCGCTGACGAACACTTCAAGTAAGGAGCCGGAATAATGCCACGTTATCGTCGCGTTAATATCGACGGTCAGTCTCTGTACAAGACCGAAACCCGCACCACGGCCGCCGCGCTGCTTCCGGGCACCGCCGCAACCATCAACTCATCAGATAAGTTCGCTCAGGCCACTGCGCTAACCGGCCGCCTGTACATCATCGATGTCGGTTACCACCAGGGCCTGACTATCACAGAGGCAATTCCTGCCGGTGATTCAGCTGTCGGAAACTACGTCGAAGAAGGGCGTGAGTTGGCTCTGCTGTGCGTGCCTGGGGCGTACAAGAAAGACAGCCCGATCAAACTGGGTACGGCTGGTCAGTTTACCCTGGCAACCGATGACACTGATTCAGTGATCGGCTACAGCCAGGATGAACACACCATCGCAGCCAGCACCACCGACTTCATTCGCGTGCGCATGCGCGTTGGCACTGTCGCCGCAGCTGGCGCGTAACAAAAGGACAAACACATATGTACTTCTCTAAAGAGACGCTGGCGACAAACTCCCGCCTCGGCGGGCACTGGAGCGAGCTGTGGGCAAACCGCAACATGTGGAACCTGCAAAACGATTCCATCATCGCGGCTAACCGCGCAATCATGACGCCTGACATGCTGGCCTGTAACGCAGTTGGCGGTTTCTCCCGTGACTTCTGGGCTGAGATTGACAACCAGGTTCTGCAACTGCGGGATCAGGAAGTTGGCATGGAAATCGTGAACGACCTGATCGGCGTTCAGACGGTGCTGCCGGTCGGTAAGACCGCCAAGCTGTATAACGTGGTAGGAGACATCGCTGACGACGTGTCAGTAAGCATCGATGGCCAGGCGCCGTTCTCCTTCGACCACACTGACTACGCTAGCGACGGCGACCCGATTCCGGTGTTCACTGCTGGTTACGGTGTTAACTGGCGTCATGCTGCTGGCCTGAACTCTGTGGGCATCGATCTGGTGCTGGACTCGCAGATGGCGAAGATGCGCAAGTTCAACCAGAAGCGCGTCAACTACTACCTGAACGGCGATTCAAAAATTCAGGTTCAGTCCTATCCTGCGCAGGGCATCAAGAACCACCGCAACACCAAGAAGATTAACCTCGGATCTGGTGCTGGTGGCGCGAACATCGACCTTACTACTGCCGACATGACAGCGATCTTTGCGTTCTTCGGTAAAGGCGCATTCGGCACCACCGCACGCACGAACAAAGTCGCCGCATACGATGTGATGTGGGTTTCCCCGGAAATCTGGGCAAACCTGGCGCAGCCGTATGTGGTGAATGGCGTTGTAAGCGGCACTGTATTGCAGGCGGTTCTGCCGTTCGCGCCGGTGAAAGAAATCCGCATGAGCTTCGCGCTGACCGGTAACGAGTTTATCGCGTACGTTCGTCGCCGTGACGTGATCTCTCCACTGGTGGGTATGGCCGTAGGTGTTGTTCCGCTGCCGCGCCCACTGCCTAACGTTAACTACAACTTCCAGATCATGTCTGCTGAAGGTCTGCAAATTACCGCAGACGATCAGGGCCTGTCCGGCGTTGTCTACGGCGCTAACCTGGCGTAAGGAAACAGCATGGCTAAATACGAAGTTGTCCGCCCATGGTTCGGCGTGAAGGTTGGCGACGTGGTGGAGTTGAAAGAGCTTCATCCGGCGTTGAAGTCTAACGTTCGGCTGATGAAAGGCGAAGCTGGTGGCGAACTGAAACCAGCAACACCTGATGCCGGTACTGGTGAGAAATCTCGCAAAGAGATTATTCAGGACCGCCTTACTGAGCTGGGCATTGAGTTCAAGGGCACCTTGGGCGCTGAAAAGCTCAGTGAGCTGTTGCCAGATGGCGAACTCGAAAAGCTTTTCCCTGCTGAATAACAGCCGCCGCTAAGGCGGTTTTTTATGCCCCGCTCCGGCGGGGTATTTCACGGAGTCGATAATGGTAACTCTCGAACAGGCGAAGGAGTATCTGGAGAGCCAGGGAATTACCATTCCCGATTTTGTTCTTCAGGCTCTCGTCGACCAGGCCAACAGCATTCAGGAGTGTCTCGATGCGCATTATCCGGCGTCGACCGCGCTGCTGATTCAGCTCTATCTGCTGGCGCTTATGGGGCTCGGGCAGGGGGATAAATACATCTCCAGCCAGACGGCTCCAAGCGGAGCGTCGCGATCTTTACGGTACCAGTCGTTCACCGATCGCTGGAAAGCATCAGTGAACCTGCTGCGCGGGCTGGATAAGTACGGCTGCGCCACTGCCCTTATTCCTGCTGACCCTACCGCCGCCCCGGCATTCGCTGGTATCTGGATCGGGAAGGGCGGCTGCATGTGCGGGGATAAGTGATGACGTACAAATCAGTTAAGCACGGGCTGCCGAGCTCGTTCACCCGCGTCTGGGTGATGACCGACACCGGGCGGGAGACTACCGGCTACGTGAAATCGGATGGCGAGTGGTTCATCAACTGCCCGCGCATCCGGGCGACTGGCGCGAAAGTGCTGCGCTGGAAGGAGGGCTGATGTCGTCTACTGCTTCATGGTCATACAACAAGCCTTGCACGATATGGCGTAAGGGCGCGGGCGGTAATGACGAGTGGGGCGATCCTGTCGACCCATACGAACCGCCTGAAACCATCATGTGCGACTACATCGGCGGACTGTCTGCAAAGCTCGGCTCCATCGGTAAAGAGGTTGTCGTAAAAAACACCTTCTTTACAGCTTATGCGCTGGCCGATGAGGGCGATTATATCCTGATTGGTGAGAGCGTTGAGCCGGATCCGGTCGTAGCTGGCGCCGATGAGGTTCGCCACGTGACGCGCTGGAACGACACTCTCGACGGCCTGGAAGATGACTGGGCGATAATTACGGGAGTGTAGCCATGAGCATCAAAGTGAAGGGTATCAGCCAGGCGAAAAAGCACCTGAACGATGTCATCAACGACGTGAAGGGGCGCAAGGTAATCCGCGCGTTGCAGTCGGCGATGATTCTTATCGGTGCCAGAGCAGCCTATTACACCCCGATCGACACCTCTACGCTGATTAACAGCCAGTTCAGGGAAATCGATGCTGGCGGCGTGCTCATCACCGGGCGCATCGGTTACTCAGCCAACTATGCAGCGTATGTGCATGAGACGTCAGGCAAACTGAAAGGACAGCCGCGCGCGCATTTCGGCGTAACCAGTAATCGCTCATCGGTTGGCCCGCAGAAACCGAAAGAGTTCGGCGGCGGTACCGGGACGGGCAATTACTGGGATCCGCATGGTGAACCACAATTCCTGACCAAGGGCGCGAATGACGAGCGCGATAACGTAGATGCCGTGATGCGCAAGGAGCTTTCAGTATGACACCTGCCATGTATGAGCGCGTGCGTAACTACTTCGTTGATGCCGGACTTACCACTGGCTTCATTGTTCAGTTGCTGGCGTGGGACGACACAACGAAGTTAACCGACGCTTTCATCGTGTTCCGGCCTAACGGCGGTACCGACATCCGAAATGACCTCGGATCTGATCACTACGTGCTGGTGGATGTCATTTCCGCCAAAGATAAGCGCCGCGCAGCCGCTGAGAAGGCTCAGGAAATCATCAATTATGTCGAACAGAACGACATTAACGACGAATGCCTTGGCCTTATTCAAAACCTCGGCAATATGCCTGCACCCATCCTGACCGAAGAGGGCCGCCTGGTCTTCAGGCTCCAGTTCGTGTGCGTTTACGGCGAATAAACCCATCACCAACCCATCAGGCTGCCATCCGGTGGCCTTTTTTATTTGAGAGGTACACATGCAAGGCTGTGCTAATGATTTTGGCAAGCTGATCGGGAAAGTAGCTGTGCTACGCATGGCCTTTGGCTGCCCCGACGCTGTGCCAGCGCTTTCCGAGTGGAAGCGTCTCGGCGCTATGACGACCAAGGGCATCGACTATTCGATGAATACCATCAACTCCGAGGCAGATGATGCTAAAGGGCTAGTGGAGAACCTGGTCAACAACATGGATCTGACGATCTCCGGCGAAGGTGAGTTTCGCAAGTCTGATAAAGATAACGAGATCGGCGCGTGGCGTCTGTCGAAGTACATCTTTGACGAAGTACAGGCTGGCCGTCAGCCTAATCTGTGGGTGCGTTTCGACTTCGCTGGTGAGAACGCCGGTACTTACATCCAGGGTTACATGAACACCACGTCATGGTCTGGTGATTTCGGTACTAACGATATCTCCACCTTCTCCGGCGAGTGGAAGGTCTACGATGCTGACACTGTTGTGTTTGAGGTAGCTGATGCTATCGCGGCCACTGGCGTTGAGGTTACACCCGCAACTGCTTCTCTGGTCGTTGGCGCAACCCAGCAACTGAGCGGCGCGGTTCAGCCAACAGATGCGACTAACAAAGCGATCACCTGGACCACTTCGGCACCTTCAATCGCCACCGTCAGTTCAACCGGCCTGGTGACAGCAGTCGCCGAGGGCACCGCGACTATTACGGCTACCACTGCTGACGGTGATTTCACCGACACCTGTGCTGTGACCGTGACTGCCGCACCGTAATCACTACAAAGGGCGGCTTGCTGCCCTTGATACTGGTTATGGAGAGCGATATGACCCCTTTGAAAGAAATTGGAGAGTGCCTGATTGGTGCTGGCGGCCGTGAATACTTCTTCCGGCCATCGTTCCGTAACATGACTCGGATCGGCGAGCCAGAACATATCGTTCGCACTTTCTATGCGCTGTTCAATGACGACGTAGCAAAGATGCTTGAAGCGGCGCGCGAAATTCACAGTGCTATACCTGAGCATCAGCGCAGATTTTACGCTTACTACTTCGGTGATATTTCCCTGCCGAGGTGGGCTCTGGATGCAGCAGGTTCAGCTGCTTTTGTGCGCGAGGCATTGCTCTCGGCTATTAACGTCATTCAGTCATGCTGTGACGAGGACGTTTCTGAATTGACAGGCTGGCACGAGCCATCACGCACTGGAAGACGTACGTTTGTATGGCGCCGTGGCGCTCTCCCGCCTGAGAACCTGATTCTGATAGCTCAGTCGCTGATCATGCATGGCGTTATCGGACGGGCGAAGGTTCGTAAGTTGCAGAAGCACGAAAGCAAGGAAGCGACACCGGAGTTTCATGCGACTGAATACATCATGGCGGCGCGCAACCATTTCGGGATCAGCAGAGAAGAGGCTGAAAACCTTACTATGACCGAGTTTGCCATGATGCTTAATGCCAAATACCCTGACCAGAAGGGCTTCACCAGGGAGGAGTATGACGCCGTTATGGACGATGACGATCGCCGCTGGCAGGAAATGATTGAGCGCGAAAAATCAGCAAAGAAAGCGGCCTGAGTTAATAATGGATGTACCTTAATCGCCTGACCGGGCGTAATATGGCTCGACAATAAAACTCAGGGGATAAGAGTGAAAAAAATACTTTTGGCTTTGGTGATTCCACTGGTTCTGGCTGGCTGCAAGCCGGGCGAGGAAAAGGCAATTTCGCTGGCACAATCTGAAGTGTCCGCCAATCTACTGGATCCTGACAGCGCACAATTCCGCAACGTGAAAGTTGTGAAGATGACAGATGCCGATGATGGCCGTGTTAACGCAGTTGTTTGCGGGGAGATTAACGGAAAGAACGGTTTCGGTGCCTATGCAGGGTTTCATCCATTCTTCGTTGAGCTGAAAATGAAATCGAAGGGGATGTTCTCAAAAGGTGTCGACTACACCCTTGGTGATCACTTCCTCAGCTCGAAAGATACGCCTCCACCACCGGCCTACACAGAACGATGCCAATAAACGACACGAATAACTAACCCACCACTCGGTGGGTTTTTTTATGCCCGGAGAAAACTGATGTCTGAGAAAGCAGGCGAGATTTATTACGACATCGAGGCCGATGTATCTGGCTTGCTCAAGGCCCAGGGAAAGGCCAATAAGTCGCTCGACTCCATCGGCAACTCGGCGACCAATGCAGCCAAAAAGATGGATGAGTTGCAGACGAACATCAACCGTGTCGCCGGAGCAATTGCCGCCTCACTCGTTGTTGACTGGGGTAAGGCGTTTCTCGTAGCTGCTGACAACATGAGCCAGCTCAACGCGCGTATAGAGAGGCTCACTGGCAGCGCAGCGACAGCATCGCAGACTATGCAAAGTCTGATGCGCATCAGTTCGGCAACGGGCGGTTCTCTTCAGGATACAGCGAAGCTATGGGAGACTCTCAGCACGGCGTTGCGCGATACCGGCGCGACGAACGGCCAGATCATCCAGCTCACCGAAACACTTCAGAAAATAGGTCGCATTGGCGGATCCTCTTCCGAAGAAATGGCGAATGCTCTTCGTCAGTTCGGCCAGTCAATTTCCTCCGGCACTGTCCGGGCTGAGGAGTTCAACTCCATCCTTGAGCAAATGCCGGAACTGGCGCGCCAGATTGCCGCCGGGATGGGTGTAAGCATCGGAGAGCTTCGTCAGCTGATGCTGGACGGGAAACTGACGGCAGAAGATGCCCTCAACGCAATTCAGAAGCAAACCGGTTCAGTGAATGCAGAGTTCGAGAAACTCCCGCGCACGCTTTCACAGGCTAATACCGCGCTGACAAACTCATTCCTGTCGATGATTGACTCTGTTAACCAGGCGACAGGCGCAAGCACAGGACTGGTTGCGGTTATCGACTCGATGACGGCCGCTCTCGACAGGCTGGTGGGGAAGGCAATCTCAGCGGATGCGCAGATTTCAGAACTGAACAGCACAGCAGAGATGTTTACCCGCCGGGCGCGAACCTGGTCATGGCTTGGGCTTGATGGCTGGGAGGCGCAAAACAAAGCTCTGGCCGGGCTAAGCAATAAAGCCGCCATGCTGGTTGGCGACCTGGCCGCTGTTTCCAAAGCATCACAGACCGCGGCAAACACAAAGCCGATCGAGATAAAGGCTGTTGCTGGTACAGGAAAAAAGAAAAAGACTCAGGCCGAAAAGGAAGCAGAAAAATATGCTAAGGCGCAGCAGACCGTCAACGAAAAGCTGGAAGAGCTTAGACAGAAGGCGCAACTTTCCGCAGGAAGCTTGGGTGAGTTGTCTCGTGCGCAAGCTGTTCTGAATGCTCAGCAGTCACTCGGTAGCGCTGCAACTCAAGCACAGATTAAAGAGGCTGGAGAATACGCCGCCAAAGCATGGGATGCAGCAGCGGCAGCCAGAGGGGTAACTGAAGCACTTAAGGCAATCCCTTTGCAGGCGGAGAATAAATCCTACGCCGAATCCATGCAAAATCTGAAGGCCGCACTGAACGCTGGGAAAATAGATCTCAAGGAGTATAACGCTGCCACGGAGAAAATGGCGCTCGAGCACCAGAATAACCTCGCCAAGATTAACGCCCAGGCCACAGTCAATCCGGTAGCTTCTGCCCGAGCCGAAGTTGACCCGGTACAGCAACTGGTGAACGAAAATAACCAGAAGTTAGCCCTGATGCAGCAATATCAGCAGCAGGAACAGGCGATACTCCAGCAAAGTTACCAAAAAGGGAAAATAAATTACGATCAGTTCGTTGCTGCAAAGGCAGCTACCGATGCCCAGTACCTTGCCTTAAAGACTGCGCAGGAAAACCAGTTCAATGAGCAGATGACAGCCGCTCAGTGGCAATTGCTCAGCCAACAAGGTCTTGGTTATGAAATGCTGACAAGCGCGGTGGATGCGTTTTCAGGCAATGCATCTAATGCGTTAACCGGGCTGATCACCGGAACGATGTCAGCGCAGGATGCTATGCGCTCACTCGGTAACACGATGCTGAATAGCGTGGTAAATGCGCTAGTCCAGGTTGGAGTTGAGGCCCTCAAAAACTTCATTATAGGGCAGACATTGGGCGCTGCGGCTACTGCTGCTGGAGCATCTCAGGCTGCAATCTTGGCTACAGCTTGGGCTCCTGCCGCCGCCATGGCGAGCCTCGCTTCATTTGGGGCCAACTCAGTTCCTGCCATGACAGGAATTGCTTCAACGGTAGGCCTGGCACAGGGCCTTGCTTTAACCGGTATGCGTTACAATGGCGGCCCGGTGAATGCAGGAGGTCTTTATCAGGTCGGTGAGCGAGGGAAGCCTGAGATTTACCAGGCCAGTACCGGTAAGCAGTACATGATACCGGGCGACAACGGCAAGGTGATCAGCAATAAGGATATGCAGGGTGGCGGAGGCATCAACGTTGTCTTAAATGTTCAGAACTATAACGGTTCATCAATAGATGCGCAGGCCAGCTCTGACGGGAATGGTGGCGTGACTGTTGATGTAATTGTCGCTGACCTGAACAACGGCGGGCCAATCAGTAACGCCATAACCAGCAACATGAACGTCAAACGCACGCCAAGGGGGCAAGGCTGATGCCAATTATCGACTATCCCGACTGGCTGCCGCTGGCGCAGAAGGCCAGCAAAAACATGACTCTCGATACCGGGTTCCAGACCGATCAGCCAGCGGTTGGCCCGGCTATCTTTGAGAATCAAACTGACGACCTGAAAGTGACCTGGTCACTGACGTGGATCTTCACCCTGGAGCAGGAGCGCGCTTTCCAGCAGTGGCTGCGCAGCCCGAACTATCTCAACCGGGGCCTTAACTGGTTCCGGATGAATATCAATCTGGGCGGTAGTGGCCTCCAGTTGCAGGAGCTTCACTTCACGCAGATGCCGGTGCAAACCAGTATCGACGGCGGAGTGGTGACCTGGACGGGAACCGTTATTGCCAACCACCTGTACAACGCCGATGACGAGTTTGACGATGTAATTGTTGAGTTGCCGCCGCCATGGCCTTCAGTGCTTGATATCGTGGTGACTGGCTATCCGGACGGACGCGATTCAGAAAGTCTTCCGAGGGTTCCCTGATGCCTTCATATCGTGAATATAATCAGAAGCGCCCGATTAGCGGCTGTTACAACACCATCACGTTCTATCACCCCTCCTTTGGTTACGTCCGCCTCGTCGACAAACAGTTCTTCCCGAAGACGCTTGGCGGCCAGACGTACACGCCTGCGCGGTTTGAAATCGAAGAGAGCCAGCAGAGCGGAACTCCGGTAATCGAAGCAACGGTGAAGCTTGGGCGACTGTCTTCAGATATCAAAACGCTGATGAAGAAGTGGAGTGGTGTTTCCAGGCTGTCGCCTATCACGGCAACTCGTCAGGTTTTCGATAGAGTTGATACCTCTACGCCAATGAAGAATTGGACATTATTTGTAAAAACTGTCGATGTTGTTTCAGATAACGCATCAGTTACTTTATCAATGACAAACCCGCTAAATAACAACATTGGCCAACCATATGATCCAGTCGAATACACGGGGCTTCAGTACCTCTGATTTTATCAGCAGGATGATCGGCGTTCCGTGGTCTAACCGCGCCTGCTCATTCGAAAAGACTGATTGCTGGGGGCTGGTTGTGCTGTATTACCGACATGTGCTCGACATTGAGCTGCACCAGACACCGGGTTACGAAGCCGGGGAAGATTTCTTCACCTGCTATCAGGGAGACGTCGTTTTCTGGCGCAAGGTCGATAAACCGGTCGAGGGCGGGATATTCGTCGGGTACCGCGGCACGCAACCGGCACACGTTGGCCTGGTACTGAACCGGAAGGCGCTGCACTCGCGTGGAGAGAACGGAAGCGTGCGCATGGACTCGTTGCTGGTCATTCAGCGGGCATTCACCAAAGTGGAGTACTTTTCGTATGGCGCTGGTTGAGATATCGAATTTTCCAGGAACGCCTAAGCTGCGTTGTAGGGTGCCAAACGGCACCCTTTTTTATGACTGGCTGGCGGCCAATGACGCTACTTTCCACCGTGACCTGCTGATTGTCCGCAATGGCGTAAAGCTGGGTGACGATGATGAGCTGGCGTTTGAGCTGAGCGAGCTGGACCACATCCAGATATTCGACCAGCCAAAGGGCATTGTCGGCGACATCCTGAGCCCGATCTTTAAAGTGGTTGGTCAGGTCTTTTCGTTCCTGGCGCCGAAACCGGCTATCGCGAACAGCGGCGGCAATACAGTCGACTCACCCAACAATAGCCTGACCGGTCAGACAAATATCGCGCGAGTTTACAAGGCCAAGCCGGACATCTACGGTCAGATCCGTTCGTACCCTGACCTGATTCAGGAATCGGTATTTGAATACGTGCACCAGACGTCTACGGATGGCGGCCTGAAGTTCGTCACAGAGTGGATGTGCGTCGGTATTGGAAAATATGACCGTGAATCTATTCGCTACTCAGAATCTAGCCTGGGGAGCATGGCCGGCGCTGAATACCAGTTCTTCGAGCCAGGTGAAGTAATCCCGCAGATCGTCGAAGGTTACGGGTTCGATGACGTCGACGGGCAGGAGGTCCCTGGGCAGAACGAAGCCAGCGACTTCCCTATCGAAACAGCAACGGCAAACACGGTGGTCAGCGGAACGTATTCTGGCGGCCAGATAGCGATGAAAATCGTGAAGCAGGCCGAGTTCGATTACTTTATGGGCCTGGTGCTGCCGCACGCGGTTACCTTCACCATCAACGTGACGTACAGCACCGCCTCTGGCAACGTAACTACCGATGCGACATTCTCCGGTACGCTGATCTCCGCCGTTGAAACAAACGATGGCGCGGTGGTGAATCCGGTGCGCTGGTACACGTTCACGATGAACCAGTTGGAGGGTCCGCAGGACATTCCGGCTAACGCCACGATCAACACCACGAAATTCATCCTCAACGATAACGAGGCGCTGGTGGTTGGGCCGTTCTTTTCCCCGGTCGAGTCAACGCAGCTGTGGCTGCATACCCAGTCCAGCCTCGGCGGGAAGAAAGAGACCAACTGGAAGGTTGTCATCTGGAAAATCGACGACGACTACAACCAGGTGCCGGGAACGCAGCAGACGTTTACGTACCGGCAGACGACGCCGCACCAGTCGACGAGTGAGGTGTTCTACCGAACCGACAAGATCACTCCGAGCGGAGGCTTTGGGAAGTATGCGGTCAGCTTCCAGCGCACGGATAACTCCGGTGACGCGTCACTGCTCAAGGTCGAAGAGATCCACAGCATCAACATCAGGACGAATGTGGTTCACCCGACTGACACGCTGGTGCGGGTGAAAGTGAGGGCGACCGAGAATGCCCTGGGCAGCCGCGAGCGCAAATATAACGCACTGGTGACTCGCCACACCATTACGTACGACCTGGACACGCAGACGGTGGATTACACCCTGAGGCCGTCGCGCTCGTTCGCTGATGCAGTGGCTCACACCTGGCTCATCATGGGTGAGCAACCGGTAAGCAGCATTGACCTGTACGGGCTGTACTCGATCGCCGAAAGCCTGCCTGATGAGCGACTGGGCTACTTCGACTACACGTTTGACGACGAGAACGACTCACTCGGCGACCGCGTGCAGGCGATCTGCAATGCGGCGTCGGTGGTGGCGTACTGGGATGACGGCGTGCTGACGTTTACTCGAGACCAGAAGGTTGATTACCCGGCGGCCGTATTCAACCGGGCCAACATGAAGACGGACGAGTACAAAATGACGTACGAAGCTACTCTTCCAGGCGGTTATGACGGCGTGCAGGTGTCCTACGTTCACCCGACCACGAACAACAAGACGTACATCAACTACCGTGTACTGAACGGCGCTATCGTCGAACAGGAAGCGGAAAACCCGAACAAACTGGAGATCGTTGGTTTCCGTAACGAGTACCAGGCGCGGGAACGCGCGCTGCGCGAAACGAAACGCCTGATTTACTCCCGCGTGAAGATGAACGCCAAGGTGTTTGAAGACGGCATTATCCAGGTAGGCAGCGTCATTCAGATGCCGGATATCTACGACAGCAACCAGCAACAGGGATACATCACAGGCCGCTCCGGTAATAACTTTGATACCAGCGAGCCGATCACGTTTACCGGTTCGATGTATGTGCTGGTGACAGACAGCCTGGGTAACCCGACGCTGCGCTATCCGGCAACCGCCCGCAGCGACACGAAGTATGGCTTCACCGCGGCTATCCCCAACATTCAGCTCAATATATGGAACGGTGACACTGTGCAGCTCCCGTCGCGATATCTGATCGCGACAGTTGAAGAACTGGACAGTCAGCTATGGACGGTGAACAGCATCAAGCCGAACACAGATAACACGGTATCTCTGACCGTCGCGGAATACAGCGACGCCATCTACCAATAAGAACCGTCCCCGACCAACCAGACCCGGCCACCGCGCCGGGTTTTTTATGGAACTAATATGACTACTCAACCTACCAATTTGCCAGTCCCAAGTGAATCCTATCGAGACCTGAAGTATAACGCTGGTAAGTTTGATGAAGTTATTACTTCTTTTGCTGAATGGTATATTGATCGCTTCGGTAACAAGCACTACACCGTACAAGGCTTAAAGGCACTATTCGACTCGAAAATTCATGAATGGGACCAGATTTTTCAGCAGTTTTTAGTCTCATCTGGATATCAATTTTTAGGTGATTACGTAGATGGACCGCTAACTTTTACCGATCGAAACCAGTATATTCGCTACGATGGACAATACTGGAAGTTGAATGCTGAAACAGATTTAGATTTCACTACAACAGGTGCAGATGCAACAAGCTGGGCTACAGACGTTACACATTTATCTCTTATTGATGGGGATGTTCTTCGGCAAGAATTGGCGAGCGAGAATGGATTCTCTTTAATTGGTAGCTCAAAGTCTATTGCATCACTTAAAAACGTAAAGCCATCCTATAACTATCAATTACAGCCTGTACGAGGTTTTTACGACGATACTCCAGGAGTTGGTGGAGGGATGTTTGTAGCAAACCTGGCAAGTGAGTATGATATAGATCACTGGATGGTTTTCCCATCTGGAAGCGCGGAATATGTGTGGGTACGCCAGGAAAGGGAAAAAGGGCGAACAGTTTTGAATTGTGGCGCGAGAGAGAATGGAGATATCACCACATTCCTGCAACTCGCGGCGAGTAACGGCTGGACTGTTTACCAGGACAACCCATACGATGTGAAAACTGTAGGCGGCATTTCCATTAATGTTGGCGTGGCCATTCGTGGTGATGAGGCTACAACTGGCCGGATTGTTCTTGATTCAACAACCAGTGACGAAATATTTAATCCAAGCAAAATAAATGACTGCTGGTTCAGGGCTGAGTATGCAAGGTTTTCATCAAAGACATGTCTTACGAATACTCCATACGTTCTGGGTGTTCCAGTCACGGATGCTCATACTGGATTAATTAAGGCAGAAACAAAGCATTGCGACATGCTTAATATAGGGTTATCGCATGACCATAAATATGGTGATGAAAATGTAAGGAGCTTAATAGTTGGCAATACTGTCGAGATGACAAAAGAAATGTCAGATGCAATAGTTGCAACTGGTAGGGCTAATATGCGCGGGTTGATAAGAACACAGCTTTTTGATCCTGATCAGGTAATGACTCTATTATCCAAAAAGTATGGAAGTTCGTTAATATCAGATAACTTTACTAAGGCATATATGCCTTCCCTTTCAAACCAGGACATAGGGAAGGTTACAGGTATGTTTCTAAATCAGAAATACACTGATAACCACACATGGAATACAAACATTGCATCTAGTGCAGAAGTTGATTTTTTCTGCGGAATGGAGAGTGGAGTTGTAAGCAGCAACACATTCAGGAATGTATCAACAAAATTTATGTCAAACAACAACTCCGCTACATCTGAATATCTTGTAACCCAGTCAACGGTCGTCAATGGAATCAGCCTGCTATTTGATGATGGAGCAGTTAATGATTATGGTATATATCTTATCTCAGATATGACCACTTTAACTGGTTGTGTAATAAGGAATAACCAAAAAAAACCATTGGGGCAATTTATAGGAATATGGTCACATGTAACACACTCTCCAGGCGTGTTAGGGTCTACAGTTCCTGTAGGTAACACGGTTACAGGCTGCGTGGTTGACATCAGATGTGATGATTACAATGGCCAGTACTGGAGGCCATTCGAGTCACCATCTGTAGGGCTGGGGTACGGCTGGCGTAGCAATACATTCATCGGAGGAACACTTAGAGACCTGGTTGGAGGCATGAACGTAGTATCCAATAATACCTTCATTAACGTGACAATGCCTATTGGGGTCGAGCTAAGAAGTTATCATGGTCTGAACAACATGGTTAACATAACCTCAGGCGTGGCAACGGATGCCAGAGATGTCTTGCCGGTTGTTGGTAAAAATAGTTCTACCAATATCAATACAGCGGGGGTTGTAATTCCATGGGTATCTGATGACAGGGCTTTGTGGACCCTTGCGGTAGAATCAACCTCCTCGGCCGCCACTAACTGGCAATTCTTTGAAGTTTCTTCTTCACCTCTTAATGGCACCGTAACGCAGGTGGGAGGAAGATACCAGACCACTCCTACAGATGTGAATATACAGAACGTATATTTCCAGCTTGTCATAAACAATGGGTCTCTCACACTTACGTCAGTAGGAGGAACTACAGCAGTTGTAACAGTTAAGTACAGGTGGGTAGAGGCAAAAAGATAAAAAAAGGCGGCTTTTTGCCGCCTGAACTCAAAAATCTTTTAATGCGCTAATTCTACCCCAAAGGTATCTTGCACCGTAGATAGATAGGTGGGTACCATCTGAGTAAAGGGGCGCGCCAGTATCACTAACAGAAGGGCATTTTCCGTTAGTACACATAAAATCGTAAGGGTCAATAAATACTATTTTATTATTTAAGTTTTTCTTAAGCATGGAGTTGTATTCTCTGCGCTCATCATCATAATTAGCAGACATTTGGTCAATGCATGCTTTTGGTAGGTATGATGGCCTTGTCATACATGACAAGCTTCCGTCAACAACGCCAGCTCCTGAAGGTGGCGGGTTTCCAATAACGGTTACCTTAACGCCATAAATATCTTGTATTCTGTTAATATTATCTGCATTAAACTTTGCGTAATCCTTTTCACTTTTGAAAGATAATCTTTCACCATTTCCAATCGCAACTTTATCGCTGTAGTTCATCCAGGACTGAGAGAAAACGATGGGGAGGTCGTTTTCCCTGGCGTAATCAATAGCCTTCATTGCTACGTTTTTGCAAGTCCTTTCAATTTTGCCTTTGATATTAAGTATAATGTCAGAAGAGAAAAAACACCCGTCCTTAAAGAACCCAACTGCTGACTTTCCTATTTTATTAAGTTGCTCATCTATTGCATTTGCATACTGTCTAGAGTAACTATCACCCATCATTACAAACAACGGATCTTCGTTTTTTACACCAAGGACAACCTTGACCTGCTGGCGAACGCCATAGCCTCCATACAGTTTAGCTTTATTATCATTTGATGATAACTCAGAAATAATACGCTGATCATGTACCCTCCATCCGTACCCATTGCTATTCGCCGACCCGTAGAATGCGGTGAATGCAAAAACAACTGTTGATAAAAAAGCCACCTGCTTAAAAGATAGGCTTTTTAATGGTATTTTCCTGAATCTATTTTCAATTCCATAATACATGGCAAACCCTATTACCAAGGATAATGCCAAAATGAAGGTTTTCTCTAATGAATTAATTTCTCTAAAAATCCAGTATTTATAAAAAACAATAAGAGGCCAGTGTATAAGATATACTGAATATGAAATAATCCCGATTGCCACGCTTATTTTGTTGTTAACAACATAACCTGCAAATTTTGCATCATGAGACAATATGCAAAGCATTGACCCAACAACAGGAATAAGAGCATTTAGTCCGGGGAACTGCGTAGATGAAGAAAAGGTAGCGGCCGATACAATAATCATTATCAGCCCTATAGACATCAGCGCTTCTTTTAATAATTTATTAATATCTGTTGAGCGAGAAATTAAAAAAGCAATACCACCAAGTGATAATTCAAACACTCTAAATGGCATCCAGTAGTATGCTTCTGTTTGCATATGCGTGGTAGCCCATTGAGATGCAAGCAGTGATACTAAAGAAACAACCACCAATAGATAAGTAACAAGTTGTTTTCTTTTAAATAATGCCAAAGAAAGAAGAATCGGCCATACAATGTAAAACTGCTGCTCTACACCAAGAGACCAGGTATGAAGTAGTGGGTTGATTTCAGATGATGTATCAAAATATCCAGCGCTATTTGCAAAAAATATATTGGTTGCAGAAAAAATGGCATATATAGCTGAGCGAGACACATCAGCAAAATCAGCTGGAGAGTAAAGAAGGAAACATCCAGCAAAAACAAAAGCCAGCGTGAACAACAATGCAGGGTAAAGTCTGGCTATCCTTGCAAGAATGAAGTCAACATAGCTAAAACTTCCTTTTAGCATCTGATTAAATAGTATTCCAGTAATTAGATAACCAGAAATAACAAAAAAAACGTCTACGCCAATAAATCCACCTGGGAAGGCATCAAACCCGACATGGAAAATCAAAACAAGTAAAACTGCAACAGCTCTAAGTCCATCTACGCCAGGTTGGTAATTATGGTTTAATGTTTTACTTGTCTTTGAAAAGACACTCATTTTTTTATCCATATGTATATGCAGAATAGGAAGACATACTAACACTGCAAAGTCTATTGATCGATACCTCCGATCTATAATACTGTATGAATGCACAGTATCTATCGGAGGTGAGTTGTGCAGGAAAAAGATCAGCGATACAGGCTTGAACAGCTATGTGGCGTTAACCGCTACTCATGCCTGGTTGAAACGTCAGGCGGTTATGCGCTTTTTCAGCCTGATCTTGTGCCATCCAACGGAACACGCGTGCTGGTAAATGCGTTCGGACAACTACAGTTCGCGGTCGTTATGGGCGGGGCGCTCATCACCGAAGACGGTGAAAGCATAGAAGGTGATGCTTTAGATGAAGTCGATGTCATGGGAGTGGTGACCTTTTTTATCAATGGCGCTGCGGCGTTCACAGACGACAATCCGGTGATGTGATGTTTGCCCTTGTAGATGTGAATTCATTTTATGCGAGCTGTGAGACAATATTCAGGCCCGATCTGCGCGGAAGACCTGTTGTCGTTCTGTCGAATAATGACGGTTGCGTAATCGCACGTAGCGCAGAAGCAAAGGCTGCCGGGATCGCGATGGGTGAGCCGTTCTTCAAGCAGAAAGAGCTGTTCCGGCGGGCTGGCGTTGTTTGCTTCAGCAGCAACTACGAGCTCTAG